CAACTTCGAGCACTCAACTGGCTTGAAGACCAGACAGCGTTTATCAACGCTGAAGGGATTGGCAATACACGATGGGACCGTCGTCCCAACATTGACAACAAGGACAGAAAGCCTGGTCTCAAGCAGGTAGTCCTTACCTCAGTATCGCAAGCATAAACAAAGAGGGGTGGGTGGGGGCTTAGGCTCTCACTCACCTCTCCCCTTTTTTCCTCGGCCCCAGGTAGTTAACACGGATAACTACAAGTCCATTATATAATTAGAAAGGTAACAAAATGTTATTAGATTCCATGACTATGCTTGCATTACTGATAGCGTTGACTACAAGTATTGTAGTTATTACACTAGCAATTAGACAGAACATGCTACTTACTAAAGAGAATATAGAACTGCGCCGTGCACTAAGGATAGCAAAGAAAGCCCGCAGCGTAGATTATTATATGCCTAACAATAACTTCTACTATGACCCAGACGTAGCGAAGGAAGACCTATGGAAAACCAAGTGAAGTATGCAATTCATAACTGCCACCAATGTGGCATGGATATTTTAGTAGATGTAAATAGAACCAGCCCACGAAACTACTGCAGCCCATGTGCGTGGGCAAAGTTAGGAGAAACAAACTATGTCATACACAGTAAATGAAATAGCGGACTTGAATGAGTCCATTGATACAGCAATAACATCAATCAAGAAAGCCAACGCTATCCTCGAAGAGATGATGGCGACTGGGCGAATCTATGTGGAGGAAGAATAAATGACAGAACAAGAAGTAAGAAGCATTAAGAATGCAGCAACAGAATACGCCAAGAAGTTCCTAACATTTAAGTACCATGAAGAATACCAAGAACTATACAGAGCATATTGTATTAATCGTGGGGTTAATACAGTTAAAGGGTATACAAAAGTTCCAGTAGATGAAAGACTATTGGTTAAAGAACAATGACAGGCCCATACATACTACCTCAGTGCGATGCATGTGACCAGTACACAGAAAAGTTCTGTGATGATTGCGGTTTATGCATGGAGTGCGGGGACTGCGATGAGTGACTTAAACCCTGAACACTTAGATGTAATGACAACACTCAAGATAGTAAGGTTAGTTGCAGGGTACACGCTTGCAGATGTAGAACGCGTGAGCAATGGCGAGTTTACTGTCGCAGCATTAGGTAGTTATGAACGCAACCATAGAAGTATAACAGTTAAAAGACTGTTGAAATTGTGTGAGGTATACGGAATATCAATTTATTCAGTTATCAGACACAGTATGTATGGAGACCAAATGCATGTAATGAAAGGAAAAAAAGATGGGCTACGAACCACCGCTTGAAGATGACATAGCACTAGACAAAGATATAGAAGACGAGGATGATGGTTACCAAGAACCAGACAGGATGTGGGGAGATGAATGATGATGCAAGATGCAGCCAATGCGGCACACTATGCGATGTTTGCAACACAGAAGATGATGATGAATGACATATCAATCCTCCCTCTCACACCATTACAGTCCTGGGTCTTCATCATTACAGTTTTCTATATCCTCTACAGATGGGTTGTTAGATGAAAAAACTATTCGCCTTGCTTACAGCATGGTATCTAGTGTTCTGGTCAATGCTGCCAGGGCACACGCCAGTAGCACAAGCACAACCACACACAGAAGCCAAACCTACAGAGATGAGCGAGTTCCATTGGACTCCCCGCGCTCTGAAGTTATATGCAAAACAGTTTATGCGAATGGCCTATCCCGAGTGGAACTTGTCTGAGCATCGTGCTCTAATGAAACTCTGGGGCAAAGAGTCAGCATGGAATCACAAAGCACAGAACCCAAACAGTTCTGCATTTGGTGTACCACAACTATTAAAACTTGACCCCGATACCCCAGCCCCGCTTCAGATTGAGCGGGGGCTGGGCTACATAGTGCACCGTTACGAAAAACCATCAGTCGCTTGGACACATTGGAGAGAACATGGCTGGTACTAAGGAGAAACAAATGACAGTAGGAATAGCAGAACTAACAGAGGTAAAAGAATTAGCCAGAAAACTTTATGATGATGAGTTCGGTCCATTTTATTTACTTGGCTACCTATGGGCAATGCTCACCCAAGAGCAACAACTAGATGTGTTGGAATCCTTCCAGCGCTATACAAAAGAAAAGGAAAGTAAATGACAATAACACTAGAGCAAGTTCAAGAGTTCTATTCAGAACTGCTTGATGAGAACGGCACAGAAGAACAACTATTAGAGCAGCGTGTACGCCTAACTAATAGCATCTACTCACAGGTTGATTCAGGTTTAGAACCAGATGAACAACACATTGCAGAGATGGCAGCAGCACTACAGAAAGACATTCAGTTGCGTGACTTTATGTTAGGTCTACCATCAGAACGTCCAATGGAATCAGTTATCAATTATCTTACATGCTTTATTAACTCAGTACCAGATGAGTTCATTGCACCAGTTGCAAGCATCCTTGCTAGCAACATCTACTCAATAGAAAATACTGATGAGGCTAAGGTTGTACTTGCTAGAGCATTACAAAGTAATCCAAGTTACTCACTAGCAAACCTACTTAACAGAGTCTTTACTTCAGGCTGGCCTTCGGCTGCGTTCGTTGCTATGACATACGAACTACACCCAAAGGTTAAAGAAGGAATGGGTATCTAATCATGGGATTGGATATGTATTTGTATGCTCGCAAGAGCATTGCATCTATTGAGTGGGAACCAGAGACACACAATAAAAAACTTAATGCTGATTATACAATCCTTGCCTCTCTTGTGGGGGCTACTAATTGGATGTATAACCCAGATGATTTAGCCTTTGCATCAGTGTCCATCCAAGTTGGATACTGGCGCAAGGTTAATGCTATTCACAACTGGTTCATTCAAGAACTAGCAGATGGAGAAGATAACTGTCAGCCAATCTATGTGCCTCGTAGTTCTTTAGTTGACCTAAAAATTATATGCGAAGAAGTATTGGCAGACCACAGTAAAGCAGATACACTACTGCCAACAGGCTCTGGCTTTTTCTTTGGCAGCACAGAGTATGACGAATGGTATTTTCATGGTATTGAAAACACTGTGAAAATAGTAAGTAAACTCATTGAAGATGTACCTGAAGGATGGGCCTTCGAGTATCAGGCTTCATGGTAAAGAAAGGGACATATGACTACAGCAGATGTAGTAGAAAAGAAAAACCGTTCAGCCTGGATTAAAGCAGGCGTAGCGGTTGAAGCAACCAGCGCAGCACAGGTAGCACAGCAAGCAGGACTTAACTGGACTGTTGGATTATCTGAGATGCACACCTCTGACTTCTTGCATGTACCAAAGAAACAAGCAGTTGTAAAAACACATCAAGGAAAAGAGTCAGTCATTGGTGTAGTGGGTAGTAAGTACAAAGTCTTTCAGAACTCTGAAGTCTTTGGCTCACTAGATGGATTAATTGATTCAGGAGAGGCTCGCTATGCAGCAGCAGGTGAGTACGATGACGGGGCAAAAGTATGGATGCTCATGTCATTACCAAAAGAAATGGAAATCAAGGGCGACCCGCATGCTGCCTTCTTGCTAGCCAAGACCAGTCATGATGGTTCATCATCAGTAGTACTACGCCCTATCATTGAAAGATTGTTTTGTGCTAATCAAATCAATCGTATCTTTAGAAGCAAGAGCCAAGCACATACATATACGCTGCGTCATACACAAAACGCAGTGCTATCAGTATCTGATATGCGAAACCTTCTTGACCTAACCTACTCAAGCATTGATATGTATAGCGACCTGGCTAACCATCTCATGCAACGTGAGTCAGACATCAACAGAGCAACAGCCTACTTCAAAAAGGTATGGGCATTGCCAACCAAGATAGAAAACGCACCGCTACACCTACTATCCAAGGGTGAAAAGAACGCTAAGTCCCGTGCTCTCAATGCACGGCAGAAAGCGTTTGCTATCTACTCAGATAGCCCAACGCAAGAGAACATTCGCAACACAGAGTTTGGTTTGTGGCAAGCAGTTGTAGAATACGCTGACCATTACTCTCAGAAAGATGCTAGTATTGCTACCCTAGCAGGGCGCAATGATGGCATCAAACTACGAGCACTAGAATTACTTTCTATCTAAGGAGAATGATGTACTTAAATCCAATAACAGTAGACAGCGTTACCTACAACTTCACTGAGGAATCATTGAAGGAACTAATCAAGAGTGAGGCTACATTAAAGTTACGACTTGAGTCAGTCAAACTAGAGGCACAAGAAGCATACAGAAAGGTTGTCTCTACCCGTAGCAAGGTGTATGATTTCTTTTCAGAAGCATTTGATGATGGTTCAGATGAAGCAACAGTTAATCGTGACGACGTTAACGAATTGCTTGAAGCAATCGGTTCAGATGTACTCACTACAACCTGGTCAGCAACTGTAGAGATTACAGTTACTGTTACTGGTATCAAGGCTACCTCCCCTGAGGAAGTTGAAGATATCATTACGGACAACATCGAAGTCAGCGGCTACGACTTAGAGTTGCACGACCCAGATGTACGAGTGCAAGACATCGAGCGCGAGTAACCAACATCAGCAGCGCTATCTAACACATAGGAGTTTGTTCATTTCTACTATGTGTTAGACTTGGGGATGGGTGGTCCCGCCATCTGCGAAACACGGGACACTAAACAAGGAGACAAATGCCAACAGAAATAGTAAGAGATAGATACGGTAGACCAATGGTTGTACCGCCAAAGGGTGGCGCTCCAGTTGCATACACCCGCGCCACTACAATAGCCAACAGTCTTGATGATGCGTCAGCATTGACAGCATGGAAGATGAGGATGGCTGCAATAGGTTTAACAAGCAGACCAGACCTGCTACTAGCAATAGGTGTAGCAGCAGAAGATAACAAGTTAGTTAATGCATACATCGAAGAAGCAATGGATGCAGCAGGTGCAAGTAAGGCAGCAACAATAGGCACAGCCATACACGCACTAACAGAAAAGTTAGATTTAGGATTAGACTTAGGTCCAGTACCAGAACAATGGATGCCAGACATCAAAGCCTACGAACAGGCAACCAGTATATTAACTAACCTATTCATTGAACAGTTCACAGTTCTTGATAAGTTTAAGATTGCTGGCACACCAGATAGAGTTGTTGAGTACAAGGGTGAGCGATTCATTGCTGACCTTAAGACAGGTCGCATCGACCATCCAAATAATATATCAATGCAGTTGGCTATCTATGCCAACGGCATGCCGTATATGGTGGACACGGCAAGCCGTGGCACATGGGGCGACATCAACAAAGATAAAGCAATTATAATTCATGCCCCAGCAGGGACAGGAACATGCAAACTAGTATGGGTTGACATCAAAGAAGGATGGAAAGGTGTACAGTTTGCAATGAAAGTAAGACAGTGGCGTGACCAGAAGGGTCTAGCCACTCCATTTGAGCAAGGAGAAGATAGTGCCTAGCACCGAAGCACCAATCAGTATCACAGTAAAGACACCAGCAGGTAGTCTTGTAACAGTCCGCGCAGAAAGCGGAGACGAACTAGACAACATCATTGCACTATCAGTGCATGCAATTGCATCAGCAGCACAGGAACTAGAGTCCGCAGTACGCGGTACTCCAGCCCCATCAGTTACATCAGTTGCTCAAGCATTTGGTGGCAACATCATTGAAACAGGAGCACCAGTTCCTGCACAAGATTACACACAACCAGCACCAACTCAAATCATTGGTGGGCGCAATTGTCCACATGGCAAGATGACTGCAATTCAAGGTATGGGTAAAGATGGTAAGCCATACAAGGGTTGGTTTTGTCCAGCACCTAAGGGTGCTTTCGACAAGTGTAAGAACCAATACGTAACAGTTCAGTCACCTGAATGGAACACCTTTGTTCCAGAACAGATTAAGTGAAGACCCTCAAACGCTCTATAAATAAAGCAGAGGTGGGTGGCGAACCGTTGCCACCTGCCTTTGCTGCATTTGAAAGGGCTGGTATTATTCTGCGTCGAGCAGAAGTAACTGTAATCGCTGGCACTCCAGGTGCAGGCAAGTCATCAGTTGCATTGTCTATTGCTGCAAAAACAAAACATCCGACACTTTACTTTTCAGCAGATACCAATGCACACACAATGGCTATGCGCTTGATTGCCATGACTGGCAAGATGACACAGACAGCAGCAGAAAGTTTGCTAAAGAATAACCCAGACAAGTCACATGAAATACTGCAACTCAACAATCATTTGTTCTGGTCATTTGAATCTAGCCCCACACTCAAGGACTTAGATGATGAAGTCTCAGCCTTTGAAACTGTATGGGGTAAGAGTCCTACCTTGATTGTGGTAGACAACCTAATGGATGTAGCAATGGATGGGTACGATGAGTTTGGTGCAATGCGTGCCGTTATGAAAGAACTTAAGTACCTAGCCAGAGATACCAACGCAGCAGTGTTGGTACTACATCATACTAAAGAAGGCTTTGATGGCTATCCTTGTCAGCCGCGTAGTGCAGTGCAAGGCATGGTCAATCAGATACCAGCAATGGTACTTACAATAGGACAGATGAAACAGGGAGACGAAACATATCTATGTGTAGCCCCAGTTAAAAACAGATACGGACGGGCTGACCAAACAGGCAGCAACTATGTTACTCTGTCATTTAATCCTGAGTCTATGTACTTAGAAGATGTAACAGTTAGATACCAACAAGAGGAGGTAGTGTAATGCCAAAGTATAGAGTTACATACTCACAATATAAAGTAAAAGTTATTCGTGCATCATCATTAAAGATAGCCGAAGAACGCGCAAAGAAAGCAGAAACAGGTAGATGGGAACTAACGGAAGTTAGGGACGAGCCACAAGAATGAGTACAGCAGCCAAGCGTAAAGGCAGCAAAGCAGAAGCAGATGCTGTCAAGTGGTTAAAGGTTAATGGCTTTCCATATGCAGACCGCAGAATCGCAGGAGCACAACTAGATAAAGGTGATATCAGCGGTGTAAATGGAGTGACCATCGAGGTTAAAGACCACGTCCGCATGGACTTGAGCGCTTGGGTCAAAGAGTTAGAAGTAGAGATTAAGAACGACAACGCGTGGACTGGGACAGTTCTACATAAACGCAAAGGTAAGTCAGATGTTGGCGAGTGGTATTGCACAATGCCAGCCAGCATTTGGCTTGCCCTAATCAGAAAGGCAATGGGTGAAACATAG